TAGAACCTTCTTCACTTGTTGGTTGTTGTTGCCATTGCGCTTGCCATTTTTGCTCGGACAACGCGGCTTTGACAGACTCTAACTCTGACAGTTTCCAAAACTCTGGCCACATAGGTTTATCATTTAAGATGGCTGGAAACTCAACCACGTCCCACTGATCAGAATTATCATTAGATTGTGCGTTTAAAAGTTTACCTGTAAGATCTTTTGTTGACCATCTCGTCATCACGATCACAATAGATCCACCTGGCTGTAATCTTTGTCTAGGACCCGAGGTATACCATTCGTAAGCATTGTCCATAGCTGTCTGACTAAGAGCATCTTGTTCCGAGTGAGGGTCATCAATGATCAGTAAATCCGCACCACGGCCCGTGATTGCACCACCAACACCAGCAGCAAAATATTCACCACCTTTATTTGTAGTAAAACGACCAGCTGCTTTAGAATCTTGAGACAAACTTGCTGTAGGAAAGACATCTTTAAATTCTTGTTGGTCAAATAGATTACGTACTTTTCTACCAAAGTTATATGATAGCTCAGCTGTGTGAGTTGTTTGTATAATTTTTATTTTAGGATTTCTACCCATCATCCACGCAGGAAATAAATTAGATGCAAACTCAGACTTAGTATGTCTAGGTGGCATATTAATAATTAATCTTTTTATTTTTCCATTAGCAACATCTTCTAATTTTTGTGCATAAATTTTATGATGATTTCCTGCTATAAAATCTGGCCAAACTTTTTTTACAAAAGTAAGATAGGAAGAACGAGCCCCCTCAGCTATTTTAATTTGCATTTCCCTTAATTGATATTTAAGTAAATCCGTTGGTAATTCAGTTTTTTTCATAAAAGTTATATCTTAATGTCTGTTTGTGTAAAACTCAAGACTAAAGGCTTCGCCTGTGCGCGGGGGGTGCAAAACGGGGTGTGGGGGGTGTTAGCCACTACATATAGTGTTTGAGATAGTTTGTAAGTACCTAATGTTGATTAGGGATTTTGGAGATGGAGTCTGCCGTTTACCAGCACACCTGTGCTGTCCTGCATAAAAAAACCCCCGTGCCTCATAAACACGGGGGTTGCCTGTCTACCTAAGTAGAAACTTTTACTAGTCGGCTAGTATAACTATTAACCAACCGACAAGAATTACTAGGGCGCAAGTGAAACACACATACGCCCAATATAAGGTCATCTGTTTTGGAACTCCCTCATCTTGCGTTGACCATTAGTCAACAGTTGATCCGCCCACGCCTTCACTTGGGGTGAAGCGTTAGGGTTAAGGATAAGTTCCTCAACTTCACTTTCGAGCCACTTGTAAAGCGCTTTCCAGTTAAGGTGAACTGTCATCTGCTCATCTGTTAGAGGACTGTGAGCAGTAGGGTTAGTAGGTTGAGTATTGCTTCTTGAAGCGACACCCATAGTAGAAGAGAGGACTGCGAGTCTTCTTTCTAGATCGTTTGTGTTATCGTCAGGCATATTAATTATTCCTTTCTTTATTATAGATAGATCCTATCACTAATAACATGGGATTGTCAAACAATCATTTAAAGAAAATATATAAATAAGTTGCGATCACAACAACCCACATCAGCCCTTGTATTAGTATATCGTATATTGTCATTTGTTATCTTTCTGGCAAACTCAGCCAACCCCCGAGGATATATAATACTTATACCTAGTAAGGCTTGGTTGGAACTGCAATGCAATGGAGAGTAAAGCGTTGCAGTCCCTAAATTAATTTATATCGCTAGTTTAAAGTCAACGATACTGCCAACTGACATATCATCTCTTGAACTCTTAACGATCTTATCAGACATAGGCATTGCCTGTATTTGCTTGTAAGAAGTTGGAACTTTGCAATTGTGATATTCCAATTCGCCTAACTTCTCTTTCACCATAGCGTTATCAATCTTTGACGACTGCTTCTCTGTAATGTTTAGAGTATAGTCTTTACCGACTACTAAGTTAGATCCTTCTTGCACACCCATTTCAATCAATAGGTTTCTATTGACCTTGATAAAATCCTCTAGGATTTTCTTCATGGTGAGCGCACGACCATAGGCGTCAACAATAGCCTTCTGATCTCTTGTTGAAATCTTACCACCTTGATAGGCTTTAGATAAGACCTCTAGTATATTAACAGGTTTTGACATTATAGTTTTCCTTTCTGTACTTTCTGTTGTTATATATAAGATAGTCCCATTTTTTTATATGTCAACCCTTTTACTTATTTTTTTTTTAAGACAACTCTTTCAGTTAACATCGAGAAACTCCCAGACGGGGCTTAATATATATACTACTAGTAGGCAAACCTGCCTTTTCGAGCAATGCGATGGAAAAACGATCCATTTTAAGAGCCATAGAGATAGGTCTTAGAATATCCCATGTATGAATCATCATAGATTTAAACACTCTAAACACCACTCCATGAACTTGACTTACACATCAACTCCCAGCGTCTGGGGGTTAATATATATACTACTAGGTAAGATCTTTCACGAATCGACAATGCAATGGAGATTGTCGTTAGTAATATGGCACCTGCGTAAAGTCTATAGAGTCCAGCAACCAAAAAAAAGAAAAAGCTGTAGCAGATATTACTGGGACGGGCGCAATATATAATGCAACCATATAAACAAGAATAAAAAAGCCGAGCCAATGCATAATGCTAGTCCTTAACTGTTGCTTCAGAGTCTTCAGAATTTTGCATTGTGTAACAATGTTCTTCAACAGCGAACCACGCCAAAAGGTTCTTTAGTTGATACATCGAGCCAACAAGTCCTCCTCGTAATGTAGCAATAAATTCTAGGATAGTTAGACCTTGACCCTCTGCAGATTCATAGACCATCTCCCATATTTCCTCTTCGTGTGCGTCATGAAATGCAGAAGTATCAGCGTAATATATAAGTTCGCTTACTGTCCCGTTAACACAGCCATGCAAAACCACTTCGTTGATTTGGTCTTTGTCTAAGTTTTTTTTGATCCAATCTTTAATGTTCATTATCATTCTCCTCTATCTCGTGGACATCAATTAAGGTCCAGCACTTTGATGTTATTGCTTTTGTTTCTGCTTCATATTCATCATCGGCTTTTACAAAAACTTCTTTTATAACTCTATACTGTTTCATTGATTTCATTTTCTAGCTTTGTAACTAAGTCTTGTATAGTTGTTATAACTTCTTCCTCTACCATGTAGACAGAGCCATTTGTCGGATTGTCTAACAGGTAAGCGATCTCGCTTGATAAATCGTTAATTAGTTTTTTCATTTGTTTCTCCTTTGTTTATAGCCGAGGAACTTTGCACATACTCCACTTGTGACAAAGATTAATTGATGTACCTCTTGCCTGTTGACAATGTGGATAGGTCTACAAATACCTCGTAGTAATGAGCAGAGGGTGTTAACCATATTACAGAGCGAACCTCTGCCCAAGTTTGTAAGGGGAACGAAGGTCAATGATTACATTCCCCAATGTTCTTAGCGTTGCGTTTCCAAGATAAGAGATTAAGCTAGATAGGTAACGAACCCTAAGAACAAAATGGCTTACACCTCCTAAAACTCTTCCCTTATCTTTAGAGGCGTCTAACTTCCTCAGCGAATCCCTAGCTTCTGCTACGGGAGAAAATAAACCTAGCGACTCAATTAACCTTAGGTCACTCTTTTGCTGTTTATGATACATTCGCATGATATATATATAGTGGGATAAAGTGGGATTGTCAAGAGGTAAAGTAAAATAAAATAAAAAAAGATTTGCACTTATATAATAGGAGCAGAAACACACTCACCACCAGCACCTCCTGCACCCCCAGCTCCCAGAGCTCACGGGGCTTGTTTACTATACTAGTAGGCACGAGTGCTTGGGCGTCGGCAATGCAATGGAGATCAACAGACACCTTCTGTAAATCTATAACAGCCAGAACAGCCAGGGAGATGCTTTGTACTTATATACTAGGACTGCAAATGGCGATTCGTCGGCAATGCAATGGAGATTAACCAGCACAGCCTGTAGCTCCTGCACCCCCAGCTCATAGTATACTAGTAATGGTGCGAAGGTTCGGGCAATGGGCAATGGAGATCGGCTACCAGCACATCAGCTCCTGCCAGGCGGGACGATACTATCCCACTTATTACGTGATGGTGGGAGGTTCAGGCAATGGGGAATGGAGAAGGATCTCCTGCACCAGCTTCCAGGGAGCTCTGGCTAGTTCAAACGACCATTTAGGCTCGGTTTTTGCTCCTTCGCCCGCAATGGAGTGAACCAAGGAACCAGAAAAGATATGGAGTAAGCCCTGAGAGGGGGCCTTGGCCATGATGAAGGATCTTCCACCGCATAAACTGTGCTTATAATTCCACATGATTTGATGAGGTCTTAAATTTACTTTGTTACTCTTTATTACTTTAAGTTCCACCCAAAAAGGAATTCCGTCTTTGATACCATAAACATCAGGAACGCCAGGCATAGCCCAATTTTCTTGTCGTGTCCAAAAGATATCAGGACAATTTTCCTTTAACTCTTTCCAAAACTTACTCTCAGGTTTCACTGAAAAAACCAAGCTATTGCATACAAAACTGCTAAAATAACTACAAGCCCTTTAAGCCCACCAAACAATAAAAACATAGGTAAAACTTCTGCCCATGGTATGATCACCCTAGAATCAATTTCTTTCATTGAAACATCTAAAGGAATAGACTGTCTAGGTTTTTCCATTAGTGTCCTCCGTTTCAGGTTCATATTGATATTTTAAATTAAGTATTGCTAGCTTACTAGCTTCTTCATATGTGAAGCCTTCTGCTTCATACTCATCAACTAAATTTTGATAAACACCGTTTCTATCACTCATTTTTTATGCTTCTTTCTTTGGTTAACAGACCAATCTATATAGTCTCTGATTTCCTTTTTAGTAGCTGGACTGTATCTTAGTTCCGTAGCATTTCTGACTGTCTTCTTAACTTTTTCTACTTCCGCTTCAAGATTAGCTAATGCTACACTCATCTTTGTTTCCCACTCAGTAGCCATTATCAACTCCTTTAATAGAAACATTTCTGTCTCTTGCACTCCAACCCATAACACCTTTTTCGGCTTGATTTAGTATGTGAATCCATACCAATTTATTACTCTGGTTTATCTTATAATAACCAAACAACTTTAATATTAACTGTTTCATCTTTCTACCTTTCTTTTTGATCTTTCTAAAACTTACTCCCATATTATCACATAGTCAACTAATTCTTTTTTATTTGTTTTAACTCTTTTATTTCCTCATAATCAACAGTGATACTGAACTGTTCTTTTAGTTGTTGTAGTTTAGCTTGTACTTCATCTCTACCCATTGAATCAATTGTTCCTGTTAATATTTCTTTTTTATCAACATACAAACCAGCTATCTGGCCTCTACGAGTTTCAGCAGCAACAGCTGCGTTCCAATTGCCTGACTCTGAAGCTTTGTCTCTAATTCTTGCCAATGTAGCCAAGGATCTATCTTGTGTACATTTATATCTTTCAACAATAGCCCTACGCTCATGATCTATAGCTTTAGCTACAATTGGGTATCTATCGGGATTTTGTAATTCAGAAGCTCTTACAACAGCAGAGTCCCTGGCATAGCCAGCTTCAGTTGCACATTGTGTTGCAGTTTTTAAACCC